AACAACGCAAGACCATCAGTAACACGTTGATCATCAAGTGCAACTTTCTCTGCTGCTGTTAGTTCATCAAGTAATGCTTTGACTGCATTAGCGGCTGCGTTCTGCGCTTCAGCGGCATCAACCTCGGCTTGGTTTTCAGCAGTGGTAGCTAGTTGATACGCTCCAAGGGCTGCTTCATACGTTGCAGTTTCTTCAGCGGTAGGGTCTTCGAGCATTGAATACTCAAGAACTGCCGCTTGATATGCAACGTATTGTTCTTCAGTTGCTAGGCCGCCAATCTTCTCTGGCACTTCTACCGTATCGACAGAAGCAGCAAGAACATTTGCATATTCAGCTGGTGTGAAACGTGCAAAGAATCCTGCACTTGTAACAACACCGTAGCTGTTGGCATCAGCGAAGCGGTGGCCTTCTGTGGTTAGGAGCCGTTCAGCGTAGGCTTCTGGTGTCATGCCAGCAGAATTGGCGGCAAAAATCAACCCGTCAATAGCGCGGGTGTTAGTCAGTGTGACAGAAAGCGTGTCCATGGTTGGGTCGGAAGCGAAGTTCAGAAAGGATGCCATCAGCCGACGATCCAGTTAGTGCCGTCGCTAAAGACCGGCACAAAATTAGTACCACCGCCGACAACGACCTGGCCGTGATGAGAACTAAGCGTGCTGGTTGAGTCCGTAACAAAGGCTTTAGTGCCTGCACCAACAGTTGCGGCTGCAGTTAATGCACCAACAGTTGTAGGGATAAGTTTTAGATAGCCCGTGCCAGTCGAGTCGGTACTTACTGAAGCAGCACTTACCCCGGCCCGCTGCAAATCAAGTAGCTTACTATCAGCAGCACTTGCAGTATCAGTTACATTTAGCTTTAGTCCAATGAATGTTGTGGCTGCATTATTCCAATTCAGCGTCGTACTAAAATCACTGGTGCCGTTTAATGCACCCGCTTCATTGAATTGAATACTACCGGTTGGACCATTGACTAGACCGATCGTTCCAGTGGCATCAGGAATCGATACAGTCCGATTAGCAGTTGGTGTTACCGTCTGCAATGTGGTACTAAATGTTCCGCCATCGTCTAAGTCAATGTCACCGCCAACAGTGAGCTTGTCAGTTGTTTTATCGTAGACGAGACCAGCGTCACCACCTAGGGCTCCGCCGTCATTAAATTGAACTTGGGTGTCCGCACCACCAGGAGTGGCAGCGCCGCCCCCTGCTCCTACTTCGTCGAGAGTGCCGGTGAATGGGTTGAACTTATAGCTCATGACTAGACTTTAGCGACGCTGGAAAGGTTTCCGCTGGAATAAGTCAACGTTAGGGTTGCTACCGTCGTTCCAGCGGCACCGCCGAGTTTAAAGATTACGTCCTGACTTCCGGTAGCTGGGGTAGCTGCAGGGCTAAATTCGATGTAATCGTGGCCGGGTACTTCTAAACCTTGGACAACTGAGGCTGAATATGTACCGTCGGGGTTTCTTATTAAACCGCTGTGTGTGCGTGCGGTCGTAGACATCGCTTAAGCCGCAGTAGAGCAATCTAGTGATAGTATAGCTAATTTTCTTTTAACTAGTTCTCATCGTCCTCGACTTCGATCATTACTTCGATGCCGCTGGCAAGACGTACCATCAGACCCGCAAAATCCTCGGGGTCTTGGGGTGTCATGAAGGCAAAGGAGGCTTCCGTGGTGCGGCTTTCGGAGTCCACCTCAAGGTGGGTGCAGAAACCGGTGATGATTCGGGTGCCCACTATTTTTGTCCCTTTGGTTTGCGTTTTTTAGCTGTTTTGGCTGCTTTTTTGAACGCTCCAGTGGTTGGGGCGCCCTCTGAGCCTGGTTTGCGCATTTTTTCGTTCGCGCCAGCCTCGATACGCTTACGCTTGGCATGGATATTGGCGTAAAGACCGCGTTTTGCCATGGAAATCGCGACAGCTGTTCATATTCTACTTCTTGGGGCCTTTCTTTCCCTTGGGCTTGCTCTTTTTGCCTTGGCCGTAGTGTCCGGGCATTGATTTATGGGGTGGGTTCAGCTGAATCTACCTCCTTTTGGGGTGTTAATTCGGCTTCGATTACCTCGCTTTCGGGTAGTTGAGCGGTGACTACTTTGGGTTCCACTTGGATATTTAGTGATGGCACTTGGACTGATACTTGTTCGGGGGTGTTTTCACCCAGGACACGTCCCAGGGAATCCAAAACTTGGGCTGCGACTTGGTAGTGGCCCTTTTTCATCGCGGCGTGGACGACGCGGAGACGCATCGTTTGGATGCGGCCCAGCATTGCTTCGCGGTCGCGGATCCAGTCCTCCTCGGTCCACTGCTTTACTTGGTCCCAGTCGCGCCAGGCAGTGGGGATGCTGACTCCTTCGCGGGCGCTGTGTTCATATACGATTTGGCGCACGCTGTGGCCGTCCAGTTGGTGGCGGTACATCCGGCGTTGGCGTGCCTCGATGTATTCTTGGGCGCGTTTATCACCACGGCTGCGCTTTTGTGGACCCTCGTAATTAACCATTAGTTCGTGTAGCTCAATACAACCTATAGGAAGTTGTGCCCATTACGCCCGATTTTGCCAAGTTGAATTGTTGCAGGCATAAATAGCCGAAGGCGTCAAATGCATGGTCTACGCCTAAATTTTTGTTTGGGAGGCCCGTTCCAGGGGCATAGGTCAGGCTGCGGAATGACTTGATTAGTTCCTTGCAGCGGGGGTGGATGAAGCAGCGGCGCGTTCCAGTGGCGTCTAAAAGGGCGGTGTTTACGGCGGTGATTTTGTCGCGTACTTTCCAGGGGCTGCGTGGGGCGCAGACGCGGAATCCCGATTTTCGTAGGATGTTGTGGTCTGTCGCGCCTACACCTTGGGTTTTGCGGGCGCCGCCCGTCGGGTCCGGGCAGGCCATAATGCGACGTTCCAGGCCGAAGCGGCGGATTACTTCTTCTGTGAAGTCCCAGGTGGTGGCGCCGCCCGTTAGGTGGATTTCGTCGAAAACGTAGAGGGTGTCGTTGTCTTTTACGGCGCAGATTCCTGTCATCGGGTCCACGTTGAAATCCACGCCTAGTAGTAGTGGGAGGATTGGGATGTCCTTTGCGGCGGTGCTGATGTTCGCGTCGCTAAATGAGACGGCAACGAGACCGGATAGATTCTCGAAGCTGGCCTCGAACTCTTGGCGGAAAGTTCGGGGGTCTAGTTGGCCTCGTGCAGCTTCGATTTCTTCCGGTGGGACGTTGCCGCCCTCAATTGTGGTGAAGCTCCACCGTTTCCAGTTAGTGTCGCCTGTGATGCAGTATTGCCAGAGTTCGTAGAACCAGCTGGCCGTTCCATCCGGGGTGGAAATGAATAAGGCCCAGCCCTGTTTGTCGGCGAGTGCGGGGCGGATCACCTCGAACCAGACGGCGGCGTCCATAAATGCGGCTTCGTCAAGTACCACCCCGGAAAGGCTGCGGCCCCGTAGTGCCATTGCGTTTTCCGTGCCCTTTAGTTCGATGGTGGAGCCGTTGACAAGTTCCAGCTTTAGGTCCGTTTCGTTTTTGGACTTGATCCATGCGGCGGGAACAATGCGTTTCATGACTTTCCAGGCAATGTCTTTTGCCATGCGGTAAGTCGGGGCGCAATAAAAGAAGGTTTCGCCTGGGGCGGCAATCGCTCCACGCAAGAGTTCGATGCAGGCTAGGTAGGACTTTCCGAAGCGGCGGCCCGCTACCAAGACGCGAAAACGTACGTCGCTGTTGAAAACTTCACCCTGCGCGTGCCGTAGCGATAGCGGGGGTGGTGTGCGTACGGCCATGTATTACAGAAGAAAGTATTGGGTGCGTATTTTTTGGGGGCCTGTACTACAGGATAGTTGACTTTTCGACCTTCCCCCCTTAGTATTACAGTAACAGAGATTCACCACGTGCCAGCAGGTTCCCTATGTCCTTTTCCGCCGCGCCCCTATTGCGAACCGTCCCCCCTTATTGAGAACGGTCCGATTGTTACATTTTGTGACCGATACGAATTCGTATCAGTCGGCGTCAGTGGCTGCGCCAGCTGCCAGGGTCAGGCAGGCGCCAGCCAAACTAGCGCAGGCAACGAGCGCTACGGCCTGCCCAGCCGAGTCAGGGCCCTTAGGGTTGTCAACTAGGACGCTGGCCACCGTTACCGCTGAGAAAGCGGCCAACACACCGTTGAGAGCGAAGACGGCAACTGATACGAATCGTGATCGTGTTGATGAAGTCATGTTAAATCGGATTGTTGTTAGGAATTGTGATAGCTGAGCGTGATCTCAGGAAAAGCGCCCGATGTGGGCGCTTTCTCGGTTCAGCAGTAATAAGGAGCGGTCGGCGTCAGCACTACAGGAAAGGGGACATCCTGCAAGCGTGCTAGCCAAGCTTTGCGCGTATCGCACCAAACCGGTTCTTTGCTCACTAAC